GCAACGATGCTGTTGGTCGGGGCGGAGATGACATTCTGAAGGCCGATCTCTGAGCTGTGCAGGACGTCGAAACAGGTGGACTCGTCTGTCTGGGAACGGGCGCTACCGGCAGGATCGCCGTAACCTGCGATGTCGAACCCCCAGTATTTGCTGCGGAATAATGGCAATAGCTGATTGATGGCGAATTGTTTGATGGCCATGCCGTCTGACACTAATTCATCGAGGATACGCAGCTGGCCGAAGGGAGTGATCTGCCCGATGGTACAGGCCGGAGAGTTCCCGTTCCAACTCGGCGTTAATTTTCTGCGAATATAAAGCGTTCCATTGGGAACGGTCAAGCAATAAACTTTCCCAGAATAATGAATTTTACTAAAATATTTCTTTTGTATTCTTGAAAAAGTTGCTCGCTTTTTAAAAGTGATGCTATACCCACCCTCATTGTGAATCAACCTACCCCTTCCGTTTTCAAAAATTGTAGAGTCTTGCGGTTTTACTTTTCTGATTTTTGCATACCATCCAACCTTCAGCGCCAGCTCCTGAAAGTCATCGGCCATTCTCCTTGATATGGTAAATATCGTATGTTCTTCTGCACCATTTGAGCGTACCCTTATATGGCCATCTCCCCTAGTATAAGTCATTATAAACAAAAGAATTTCTTCTTTATCCATCCTCTTTATTTCATCGGGAATAAATTTCTCTTTTGCATAGCCAAATTGTCTTAAATAATCATTCAGCTTTTGGTTGGAACATCGCCACAGCTTATCCCCTCTTATCCAATTAAGCTTTGTGTCGTTTAAGATAGCTTGGAATACTACATCTTTCTTGTCTTGAGCAATATTAATCCTATTATTTTTCTTATCACAGCTCCCTTCGCTCAAGTAAAGTCCCATAAATTTCGAAAAAACAGCAGCAGTCCACTCTAAAGGACCAAAGTGTCCAGTTGAATTCCCTTCCCATAGCGCCCTTAAGTCAATCGCATAATGCTTCCCTGGATTGTTGTATAAACTCTCCGCCGTTACCCGATAATTCCCCTTAAACCAAGCACCCTTCCCCCCATTTGAAGATTTCTTTCTGCAGGGAATTATATGTTCCGGCGTTACGCAAAAATTAACATTATTATTTTCATACAAATACATCTCTCCGCTATAATTTCGCTCTATATATTTACTTGGTTTTTGATATTCAATAATATTTGTTTCAAAATCTTTCGTCATCACAAGGTCGTCTTGCTGGACATCTTTGAAAAATTTCCACCCGTTATTTGTCATCACCTCTGTTTGATCATCGTTACATAACCCAAAATCCATCCCGACGATTAATGGAAGACCCTTGATCGGCTCCAGGATGCGCTTGGCGCAGTGGACATTGTCGGAGTAATTGGTAAAAACCGGCTTGCCGGTCAGCATGAACCCGTACTGGCCATGGATGTAGACGCGGATGTACATCTCGTCTTTGCCCTTGGCCAGGTTGACGTAATAGTTTTTGGCGAGGTGCTTGGTGTTTTCTGCCTGGGCGGAGAGGCCCGATGGTTGCTTGAAAACTTCCCAGCTGTCCGGGCGGACGATCTCGAACATTTTGTATAAGTAGCTGTCGTCGTCCGGCGGGTTGGTATCCATGATCAATCCGGTCCAGGTGCAGCCGCCGTCTTTTACTGCAGGGTAACGGTCGATACGGCCGTCCATGGCTTCGATGATTGTCTTGGGAATCTCGCGGGCCTCGTTGAACCAGGCGCCGGTTAGCTCGAGGGATAGGAGATTGGAAACCTGATCGGGTCTATCCAATGCCCTAAACAACACTTCGATCTGGACGCCAGGGAATGCCGTGATCATATAACTGTGATCGGTGATGCGGTAGTTGCCGAAGACCTTGTCCGGGAACCAGTCGAGGAAGGTCTTGATGGTGGTGTCACGCAGCTGGATATAACTCTGCGAACTCATTGATATTATTCCATTACGTCTTGTTGCAATAACATGGCTCGGAACCTCTACACAATAAACCTTTCCTTTGTATTGCTTTTTATACCAATCTGCTTTTTTAACTGTCTGTGGTTTGTATTGATTTGGTTGATGAACCGTAAGAATATACATAAACCCCTGCCCCGTAAAACTTTTTTTGCTTGGTTTAGATAAATTCTTATTTAAGCTTGCTGATCCACCAGACTTAAATATTATCTCTTGAAGGTCATTGGCCAGCTTTTCTGATGACGTAAAAAGCCGTGTCGAATCATTTTTATTTGTTCTAGTATGGCCATCACCTTTTTCAAAGCCCTTCAAAAAAGCTTTTAAATGTCCCTTAGGCGCCGACTTTATCCAGTCCGGTAGATATTTTGTCGTTGACTTTCCACATGGCAATAGCTTTTCTATTAGCAATTTTATATCATCGTTGACGTAAATGGAATAATTAAAAGCCGAGCCGCCACCCTTGTTCTTTCCATATTTAAAACCACAATCCGAGAGCAACTTCGCAACGTATTCAGCGTTGTCTTTTTGGGTTACCGTAAAACGCCAATGGTATCCAGGCGTATCTTTCCGAGGGTACTTACCGACATAACCCTCGGCAAACCAGAATCCGAAAAACTCAAACATTCTTTCTGAGAATTCTGTTTGGCCTCCTTTATATTCATCAGCGTTGGTCTTAAATCTATAATGCGTCATGCCATAAATGTCTTCTGCTTTATGGAATTTATAACCGTACATTTCTTTCGTCCGGCCATTAATCATTGACGCATATAGGTTATGTTCTGGGGTAACGAGGAAATCTAAATTCCGGTTGGAGTAGCCGATCATTACATCGTCATATTGATACTCGTAATAATTCAGTGGCTTGACAAATACCAATTCTCTTCCTTTAATAAGACTCGCCACCTTGTCATCCGGCAGGAGGTTTTTAAACAGCTGCCAACCACGTTTCTCAGTCAGTATTTCCGTCTTATCGTCAAAACAATTTCGTACCACTGCCCAACGAGTCCTTCTTATACCGTCTGAAGATGGTGCCTGTTCATGACCCTTGCGGATGATTTCCATGACGCAGGCGCTTGACTTGCCGGATCCAAAAGGGCCGATTATTAAACGAATTCGCGCACTTGAGAGCGCAAACTGCTTTAACGTCGGCGCATCGGAATAGTCATAGACCACGCTGTAGGCCGGTAATTTATGGTCGCGGGTATCGGTCAATCTGCATGGGGCCTCCTGGGAATTTTCGTTCCGGGATCGATATCGTTGCCTGTGTCATTTCGGTGTTTAAAAGTCTCATGATGTAACGGCCGCGGCCCAGGTTGCGAATGACGATATAGTCTCTGCCCTGGTGGCGCATGTCGATGAGATTGGCCTGGGTTTGCTTGATCTTGACCTTCACCTTGCCGTTGCCCATGGGATCTATCCGGATAACATCAAGAGGAATCCGGTTGTCGGCAGGCGGGCTGATTTTCATGTCTTCTGGTTTTGCCTGCATCATTTCTGCCCCTCACTCTGACATATAGCACTTTTCATAATATAACAAGTTCGTCTGCGATTGTATATGGCTGACCAGCTTCTCGACGCTGTAGCCCTCTGCCTGCAGCCGCTTGTTGATATGGATCTCGCCGACGACGTGATCGACTTTCGGCAGGATGGAGGTATTCAACAGGGCTTCGTGCTCCATGCCCTCGACGTCGATCTTCAGGATCTTGCAGCGGTTGATCGCCAATATCTTGAATATCTCGTCCAGGGTTGTCAGGTGAATGGTCTCGGTATAGCTGGCCTCGTAGGGCGTCATGTAGACGGATGAGCCCCCGGAGTGGACATTATCGATGGTAATCTGCTCGTCACGGGCGGACCCGGCAATGCCCATCATCCAGGTTAGGATACTGGCCGGGTTGATGTGGTTGATTGAGATGTTGGCCAGGAGCTGTTTGTACGTCCGGGCCACGGGCTCCAGGGAGATGATCCGCGCCTTGGGGAACAGGCCGGCCATTAGGATGCTGAAGACTCCCTCGTTCGCGCCCAGGTCCAGGATGACGTCGCCGGGGTAGATCTCGACCTTGGACTGGAGGATGTGGTAGTTGTCCGCAAATATCTCGTTGACCAGGGCCTCGATCGTCGGGGTGTTGAAAAAGTAGAAGGTCTTGCCGTGGAGCGTCTTCTTGATGATGTGGTAGTCTGTCATAGGGTTACCAGTCTTCCTCTCCCTTGCGAACATTTAATGACGGCGGGGCAGCCTGCTCTTCCCTGGCCGGCGGGGTATAGGCGGGTTTGGCTGCGGGTTTCTCCGGAATGGCAACATCTGTCCCACTGGCTGCCGGCTGGTCTATGGTGATCGCAATCCGCTGGTTGGAGATCTCGCTGGTCTGGCCGGCCATGGCAGACTTCAGGCGATTCTCGTCCTCCAGGCCCTTGATCACGACGAAGAAACCACCTCCGTTGCCGCCTCCCAGCTTCCCGGCTTTCCGTTCGGCCTCGGCGGTCTCGAACCGGATCAGCTCCTTGATCATGAAGGCGAACTGCTTGTCGTCACCTTTGACCATTTCCAACAGCTTCCTGCGGCCATCGACCTGGGAATACACCCAGCGCATGTCGGACAGCATCTTGGACGTCAGAGAGATTTCGGGGTCCTCGTCGTCGGACAGGCCAGCCTTGCGCTTGGCTTCCTCGATCTTCTCCATATGGCGCTGGATCGTCGCGGCCAGTTCGGCGTCGGCTTTCTCTTTCTGGCGGATCTCGCGTTCGATGCGGGCCTTCTCGGATGCCGCGGCACGCTTCTGTTCCCGGGTCAGGGTGCCGGTATCGCCCGGGCGGATGGAAATCCCGTCGTCCTTGGGCACCGGGCCGGGCTTGCGGCGAACGGGCTTCCGGTTCTTCTTCTTGTGGTCAATGCCGTAGATTGCCAAGTTATAGTCCTTTAATTAGGCTCGTTGCTTTCCCATGGAGCCGGCTCGGTCTTCAATATATAGATGCAGCCCCTGACGTGCTTGTAAAACGTGATTTGCTCCAGGCCGATATTGACGTAGGTCGGATACAGCCAGAGCCACAGCCAGTCCCACCTGGAGAAGGTCGCTTTCTTAAGGATTGCAGGATCGTAGAATGGATTCATTTTAATGCAATCTGGACTGCGAATCGTCAGATGGATCGCCAGCCGGAGCCTCCTTTATCTGATGGGCCAGCACATATGCCAGAACCTCATCACTTAACTGATAATTAGCACATGTATTGAAGTCAACACAGGTCAGGCCGCATAACTTTTCCGGCGAGTCATTAATGTTGGAGAAGAACAGAAACCGGTCATCACCGATCTCAATTTTAAAGTTTGTCCGGTCCACCTTGGCAGCCTTCTTATAAAACCGCTCAAAATCCTTCATACATCCCATCGTGCAGGTGTAGCTACAGCCGAACATAAAATGATTCCTTACCTTGCCTTGTTTAACCGTCATATTCGTCATCCCCCTTATATTGTATCCCCAGGATCCGGGCGGACTCCTCCCGGGTCATCTT